TTCATATCAATACATGATCTTGGCAGTGATTGTGCCAGTTACATAAACTGTGCAATTGGCTCTTAGATACTTAGGCGCATTTGCCACAGTAATAATGCCATCACCAGTTAAGGCCGTACCAATTGTTGAAAAGGTTGTGCCATCCAAACTGCCTTGCAAAGCAACAGTAGCACTTGTGATGCCTGAAACTTGAAGGAATGCGGGTTGACCAGGATCAGCTTGAACTGCGGGTGATGCGCCAGTAGCGACAACGGCATTCAAAAGTGTAATTGGAGCAGTTAAAGACATTATTTACCTCGTCCAGACTTTTTCATCATGTTAGTAGCAGTACGACCACCACGAGTAGGCATAGCTTTAGGCTTACCAATAGCAATCATTACAGTAACAGGCATAGATTTCTTCTTGCCATACTCTTTGGCTGCTTTCTCGCCTTTTTCTGTGTATGGGAATTTCTTGTTTCCAACTTGTGGCATATAAATCCTTATCGAACTAGCTTGGTTGCAATAAAAGAAATGATACCGCCAACAACAGAGGCGATAGCCATTCCAACGAAAAAGCCACCTTTAGACTTGTTTGCCATTTCTAAAAGCGTTTTAATATCTTGGCGAAGTGCATGGACTTCAGCTTGTAAAGACTCAACTTGAGCTTCCAACTTTCCAAATTCTCTTGGATCAATTTCCGACATTTTCAACCTCTTTTTTAGGTCTACCAACTTTAGGCTTGTCTTCTACTTTTTTTGGAGTTTCCTCAACAAGAACGTATCCTTGATGACCCTTCATGCTATCAATATCATGTTGATAGGTGAAAGTTACTGTGTTACCCGATTGTAAACAACGAAAAGTAGCCATAAAAACTCCAAAAAAAGGGGGGAATTAACCCCCTTTTATTAAACTGCACGACCAATAATTAAGGTCAATGTAGTTGATGCCAAGTCTACAGAACCTGCTGTAGGGTTATAAGTCACGATAGTAACTGTATTAGCGGCTGAAACATAGGCTCTACGAACCAAACCTGCCTCAGAAACGCCAACAGACATACCAATAACTATGTCACCCAAAGCAACGCCTGGAACTGTAACTGTATCTGTAGCGGTTGCAGTAGTAGCTACTGATCCGCTATCAAGAGTGCATGAAACTTCCCAAGTGTCTGCAAACAAACCACGGAATTGGTCATTGCCCCTGCGGGAAACAACTGCTGTTGCTGCTGCCATAATAAATCTCCTTAATGTAAAAAACCCCCCACCCGAAGGTGAGGGGAAAGGTTGTATCGATTAAGAAGGAACAACCAAGGCAAACATGGAAGAAGAAGTAGCTGCACCAACAGTAGCAGCGCTCTTCAAAGCGGCAACACCATACAAAGTGTCAGAAGTAAACAAAGTAGCAAGGTACTCTTGTTTGTACTGAACTTGTGAACGGATACCAACTTGCTCAACCAGAACCATAGAGTCCTTGTGACCCATCAAGCAGACACGAGCAATCGCAGAACCACTTGCTGGGAACGCTTCTGTTGCAGATGCAGAGTCAGCGTTGCTAGAAGTGAACACGGGGATACCATAAAGGTTGCCGATTTCACCATTGCGGATAGCGTTGCCATCACCCACAAAAGCCTGCTCAGTGTAACGGGCAAGACCCATCAACGTATTGCGGCTTGAAGGAGGAATGATGAAGAAGCGACCATCCATAGGAGTGTCGTTGTCATCCAAACGCTGAATAGTACGACGAATAGCCGAATCAGTCAGAGCAGAAGCGTTACCAGTGTTGGTGTTAGCTGTGTAGTCGAAGGTTGTTGTACCATCGCCACCAACGAAACCACCTGTGTAACGTGCGCTACCAGCAGTACCGCCATTAGCTGAACGACCCAATTGGATCAAATCGCTATCGACTTGTTTTGCCAAAGCATAACCAGCGTCAGAAGTGTAGAAGTTACGCATTGAGTTCAATGCTTGTGCTTCGACAATATCTTCGATCAAACGGCTATATTCATAGTGCTTGTTAATGGATACTTGAACTTCAGAAGCGGTATCAACGATCAGGGTAACTGCGTCAGTTTTGCCCTTCAAAGAAGCGTTGCCACGACCAGGAGCCGGAATGTGAACTACGTCACCCTTCTTGCCCTTGAAGTTCATCTTCATAACCAAGTTTGCTAGAACAAGGTTCTTCTTGTAACTAGCAACAATTTCATCACTCCAAATTTCAGGAATGAACGTAGCTGCTGTGGTTACTGTGGTTGCATTGTTAGGTGCGAATGCTGTATTAGCCATAATTAAATCTCCAAATAGTTAAATTTTACCTGACCCGACCTTCTTGATACGCTACCATGATTTCATCAGATAACGCTTCATAGCGGTTAGGGTCTTGCATTTTCAGCCGAATAAGGTCAGCCCTTCGATAAACTTTCTTTGATGATTCACCAGAACCACCTGTATCAACTCCAACAGCTTTAAGAGTTTGCTTTCGTGATGCTTCTCCCGCATCGCTCATTTGCTTACTCTTAACTCCACGAAGTTGCTTGTAGGTAGATAGCAATTCATTGGCTGAGTCGAAATCATATCCAGAATCGGCTTGCTCAAAAATCTTGATGCGAACAGGGCTAGACTTCACCCAATTTGCAAAATCCTGATCTTTAGCGATTTCGCCAAAGTCGGGATGTTCTTGCGCTAACCTTTGCTGAATCTGTGACCTTTTCATTTCTAGCGTTACTTGTCGTGCCGCTAGGATGTCAGGGTGATTATCAACTGTCCTCTGAACTGCCTTCTGTGGATTCTCAAAGAAATCTACTTCAGGCTCTTCCTGTTTAGTCTGTTGCTGTCTAGACCCAAGGTTCTGCTTAATAAGTTCATCAGCTAACTTACGGACTTCGCCTACTTCTTGTGCTTGCTTTCCAATTAGCTTTTCAGCCTCTTGGTGCATCTTCACAATATCGTCTAAACTTTTGTCCCTGTATTTCTCAGGAAGTTCAGCCTTTTGCTCAATCTTCTGTTGCTCAATCTCTAACTCACCAAACTCTTCTTTGTCGTTGTCAATCAACATACTTCTTTCCTTTTCCTGCCGCTATCGGTTGTAGGAGATTCAACTCGGCATAATTGCTTATGAGTTGAGTTTGCGCTCAGATTTCAACTTATCTTGATGGCTTTTATCAAACTTGGCGTGAGCCGTTGGGAATGAACCAGACCATCCTTCAAGCCTAAAATAAGGCGCAGATAAAGTGCGATGAGATTCCTCACCACACTCACACATAAGACTCGTTGTCTCATAAACAACAAGTCTCGACGTTTTATGCCCATTTACACAGGCAAATTCATACATTCTTTTCATTTAAGTCCTCAAATGCTCTTTCGCTGACTTGTTTCAAGTTTTTCAGCCAAATAAGGATTGAATACTCACCTTTTCTGAATTGTAGACTTTTTTCGTCTGCAATTGTTGAAATATTATTCAAAGGTTCAATCATTTTGTCAACATCTTCCATCAATTCTCTCCACCCTTGAGTGGACATCATGGAAAAACGCTCTTCGTAGTACTTCTGAAGTTCTGGATTCATTGTCTAGTCATCTGCTTTTCAACAATCTTAGCCTTGTTCTGAATGTCCGCTTCTTTAAGCATCAATTCAGCAACTTTGACACGCTTATCAAACTCTCGTGAAGCCAAAGCATCGTCAGTAGGTAGATTCTTGGTGTTAGCCGCCATGCTCTTTGCTTGCAACTCAATAGGCATCAATTGCGCTTCAGTCAATAACTTTTGCGCTTCAGCCTTATTCTGCTCTGCTTGAGTAGTTTGGACAGCAATCTGTGCTTGAGCCAGTTGCATAGCCAATTGTTGTTGCATCTGAGCCGCTTGTTGAGCCTGTGGATCAGCCGTAGCCATCTTATCCAACATAGCAATTAACTCAAATCTGTTTGACAGAGAAGAATTAGCCATGATGCCCTTCAAAATGATAGGCAAAACAGGTGTATTAGGGCCAAGAGTCTGCAAAAGCGCAATGAACTGTTGTTGCTCATGCTCTCTAGCAATGATACCGAGTGCTGCCGTAGGAATGAACTTCATGTCCACAGTAGGATAACGCTCTGGATCGAACTGCATATAGCGGTAGGCGGCTTTGGTAATGAAGGGGATCATGAAATCCTCTTGGAAATTCACCAAGGTACGCTTGTATTTCTTGATAATTGAGGCAGTAGCCATCGAAATACCGCCCTGACCCGCATCTCTGGAGACAGCAGTAACCATTCCCTGTGAATCTAAAGTGCCTGTTGCCATCAAAAGCATACGCTCAAACTCTTTGGCAGTTGTCAGGTTAGAACCATCCGTATTGCCGAACTTGAACGGGAACAGAATCTCATTGGGATTGCCGTTTGTCAGGATAGCTTTACCTGGCTTTACTTCAAACTTAGCACCCCTTGGTAGGCGAGTAGCATCCATAGCCATCATTGGGCTAGTTGTGAGAGCTAGTGAATCTAAGTGTGAACGAACTTGGGCATCTATAGCTTTTTGTGAGTTGTAGGCCTTCTCAACAGTACCACGACCCAACAAACGATTAGGAACTGTATCGTCCTGATAAGCAAGGATTGGGCGGTCTTTCATCATGTATGGGTTCTTTTCAGCCTTCAGAAGAACACCATCATTGGCAATCACTACGATAGCTTCAACCAGATCGGAATACTCATCTTGTAGAGAGTCTTCAGGGAATAAGTCTTCTACTTCAGCACCATCTTCTTCTAGTTCTTCAAGATACTCTCTAGGAACTAAACCATAGTAAGTCAAAAGTTTAACTTTATCGTCTTCGTACTGAGTAATCTCTTGGGTAGGCTCTAAGT